CGTCAAGTAACTTCTCGTTATCCCTAACTTTAACACTAAGTGCGGGCTTGCCTTTAGTCTTAGGCTTAACTTCTGCTATAGGCTTGCGAGTAGCTTTTTTCGTCTTGGTCGCTGGCTTGTCGTAGATAAGTACATGCTTATCTTTTTCTATGCCTTTAAGTATCAAATCATCCCTAATAGCTTTAATAGTAGAAAAATAATCGGATTCTTTATCTACATTATATATCCATGCATCATTCGCTTCATTTCTTCTAGAAAAAGAAAATATAATACTAGCGTCACCATGGGTTAGTTTTTTAAAATCGTCATCATTTCTAATTAATTTAGTAATTACTTTCTTTTCCGACAATTCCCAAAATTTCTCTTGAACACCAATAAAAAATAATACATTAGCACAATTAAATTTTTGTCGGCTTGTAGCTGGTTGAAAGTTGTCTATGTTATTGAAATTTCTCATGTTTGTTACCTCCAAGTAACTTTGTTAACACCTACTCAACACGGCAGGATTTGCAAAGAATCTCATATCCAATTTGCAAAGTCAAATACTTATCGAGATAGCAGGGATAAAACTAGTTAATAATGTAAGGTTATGAATTTCTAAAGTCTTTTAGATTTTAGCTTAATAATATACAAGTATTTATACTCTGAAAAATTCTGTAAACCTCCGATAGAAGCTAGAAAACTCTAGAAGATTTTCTAATAGTATCAGATAGTTAAGGAATGTTTCAGAGTTTCTAGATTAAGTAATAGGGAGGCTAGAGCCACCCCCACCCCTCCCCTATATATACTAATGCACATACATTTTTCAAAGGTTTCAGTTGTAAACTAGTGGCGGGACTCTGGAATCTTCTGGAATGAAGCTGTCATTTATTCCTAGACAAGAAATATTTTGGGCGGGTTTCTAGAGTTACTTTATAGAGGTGTTGCAACCCCAGAGTGGTTCTTCTATTATATAGACGTATTTCCAACTTGTCAAGTCTTTTATGCACAAACTACTTGACAAAACCTCATATCAACCCTATAATGGTACACTATGAAGAATAACAACAAACAATTAACCACCAAACAAGAGAATTTCCTTGAACATTTACTTGTAACAGGAGGTGATCCTAAAAGAGCAGCAGAGCTTGCTGGCTATACAACGCACTGGCATGTAGTAAAAGCCCTCAAAAATGAAATTATAGAAATGGCTTCGACTATCCTTGCTCAGTCAGCCCCTCAAGCTGCACAGAAACTGGTACAAGTAATGGAATCAAATGAACCTATACCTCAAGCAAGTATGAGAGTACAGGCTGCACAGACTATATTAGACCGTGTGGGGTTAGGTAAACGTGAGACTATGGATGTTAAACACGAAGTAACTGGTGGTGTGTTTATCTTACCAGCAAAAGAGGAAGTTATAATTGAGGCTTAAGAAGGGAAAGACTCCCTTTGGCTACAAGTTATCTCCAGAAAGCTCGAAAGAGTTAGTAGAGATACCAGAAGAACTAGAAGCTTTGGACAAGATCAAAGATCTAGTGAATGATGGATCTATCTCGCTAAGAGATGGAGCCGCGTGGGTAGCGCATAAGACAGGTCGTAGCATAAGTCATCAAGGATTAAAGAATGTCATCAGAGAACGGAACTAACGATTGGGATTTACATCCAGAGTTATACCAACAAGATGACACTGGAAGCTTCGTACTAAAGAAAGACGGGACTCCTCGTAAGAAAGCAGGAAGAGCTAAAGGCTCAAAGGGTAGAGGTTACAACTATCACAGCGAGACAAAGGCTAAGCTGGCTGCTAAAAAAGCAGTACGAGACAAGCAAAAGAGAGTAAATGCTGTAGAAGCTAAGTTGCAAAGACAACGAAAGACTTTAAACAGCTCCAAAGAATTATTAAATAAACTTGACAACAAAACAGTAACGACAGGTCAAGTAGTAACAGATGATGTTATTAATGAAGCTCCTTTAAAAGTAAAGGAAGAAGTTAACAATAATGTTATCTTTCAGCCGAATGATGGCCCACAAACAGATTTCTTAGCTGCACCAGAGATAGATGTATTATATGGTGGAGCAGCGGGAGGAGGAAAGTCCTACGCTATGTTAGTAGACCCTTTGAGGTACGCACATCGCGCAGCTCACAGGGCTTTAATATTAAGAAGATCAATGCCAGAGCTACGTGAACTTATAGATAAGTCACGAGAACTATACCCTCAAGCCTTTCATGGCTGTAAGTTTAGAGAGGTAGAGAAGCTTTGGAATTTTCCGAGTGGTGCTAAAGTAGAGTTCGGCTTCCTAGAAAGGGATGCTGATGTGTATCGTTACCAAGGACAAGCCTACTCTTGGATAGGGTTCGATGAGATTACCCACCTACCCACAGAGTTTGCTTGGAACTACTTAGCATCGAGGTTGCGTACAACAGATTCAGAGATAACACCGTATCTCCGTTGCACGGCAAACCCCGGAGGTGTAGGTGCTCATTGGGTAAAAAAGCGATATATAAGCCCTGCCCCACCCAATGAAAGTTTTGATGGAGATGATGGACTATCCAGAAAGTTTATTCCAGCAAGACTAGACGACAATCCGTATCTGTCCGAAGATGGAAGGTACGAGCAAATGCTAAAGGCATTACCAGATGTACAGCGTAGACAGCTACTTGAAGGTAATTGGGAAATTACAGAAGGTGCTGCATTTACCGAGTTTGATCCAAACGTGCATGTGGTAATTCCTTTTGAAATTCCTGTAGGATGGGAACGTATAAAAGGTATTGACTACGGGTACGCTTCAGAAAGTGCTTGTGTTTGGGGTGCAGTAGACCCTACAGACGGTACTCTTATTATATATAGAGAACTGTATCAAAAGAACTTAACGGGTGTAGACTTAGCTCAGGTTATAACTAACATGGAAGTCTATGATCCGTATAGTGTGCAAGGTGTGTTGGATACCGCAGCTTGGGCAAGAACTGGTACTACAGGGCCAACCGTGGGGGAAACCCTACAACGTGCAGGTCATAAGCTCCGTAGAGCAGATAAAAATCGTATCCAAGGGAAAATTCAAGTTCACGAATACCTAAAAGTTCAGCAAAGCGGAAGGCCACGATTGCAAATATTTAATACATGCCCTAATCTGATACGCGAACTTACAGGTATTCCTTTGGACAAGAGTAATCCTGAAGATGTGGATACTCATGCGCCAGATCATGCTTATGATGCCTTACGGTATTTGATCATGTCAAGGCCACGTTTAAGTGACCCATATAGTCAAATAAGAAATTTACATTTACAGCAGGCTTATACGCCTTCAGACTCAACATTCGGATACTAACTAGGAGAAAATTATGGCGATTGTAAATATTAGGGATACTGGTCGTAACTCAGCTAAAACAACTGATGTTCGCGAACTAGCTGAAAAAGTTCAAAAACCTTCAGACACGGAATCAATTACAGCTGCAAACACAATCACAGCTGCAGAATCAGGAACTCGTTATGTTCTTAATGTAGCAGCAGCTAAAATACAAACTTTACCTACACCAGCTGCAGGGCTTGAGTATTGGTTTTATGTAGGAGCTACAGAGCCTACTGGAACTCATACGGTTGTAACAGCTTCAAGTGCAAATATTATTGTAGGTAATATTTCTTCACCTGAAGATGCAGCAGGAAGTGTTGCTACAGTTACAGATGCTGACACTATCTCATTTGTAGCTAGTAAGGCTGTTCACGGAGATTTTGCTCATGTATGGTCTGACGGTACTAACTGGTATCTTGATGGTATGTGCAAAGTACAGGATGGTATTACAACAACTCAAGCTGATTAATATGAAAAATAAAAGATTACAATACAATAATGGTGGCGGTTTAAATTTTACTGCTAAAAATGTAGGCGGTCTTGATCTTCATTTTGGAGGTTCTTTTACTGATGTTGGATCAAAATCAAAAAGTTCTTTTTCTGTTGGAGCAAATAAAAATAATACTAGCATTAGAACAAATTTTAATAAAGTAAATAGAGGTGGAGGATATCAACCTACTAATATTTCTGGTCAAACTAAAGTTAAAGACATTAAAATTGAAAGTAATGTAGGTATTGGTAGCGGAACTGGAAGTGTTTCAGCTACTAAAAATAATATTACTTTATCAGCAGGTAGAAGGCAAAGTGAAGTTCCTACCTATGGAAAAGAAAATTTTGTAGATGTAACCTTTAATAAGAGATTTTAATTAATGGCTGAAAACAACGAAAATACATTGACAGCTAATGGGCTGTACTTTGAAGATGTTGAAGATGAACACGGAAAGGCTCTTACATTAGAGGAGTCTTTAGAAAACAACCTTGTTGCTCTTTTGTTAGATCGCTACTCTGTAGCACAATCATCAAGAGATGTTGACGAGGAAAGATGGCTTACTGCCTACCACAATTACCGTGGTTTGTATGGTAAGCATGTTCGCTTCAGAGAATCTGAAAAGTCTAGAGTCTTTGTTAAAGTAACTAAGACTAAAGTACTAGCAGCTTTTGGACAACTTGTAGACGTTGTTTTTGGCGGTAATAAGTTTCCTATAGGTGTATCCGAAACGAAGATGCCAGAGGGGATTGAAGAA